GTTAAAAGACAAAAAAGAATTTGAAACAATTGAGGGCAACACTTCATTGACCAATCAAAGTAATGGTGGACAAGTGATGCGAAGAATTCGTAATAATGGAAATAATGTTTTATTCGTACATTTAAAATAAAAATTAAATTAATTAAGAAAACACCTCAAAACCTTAAATATGAAAGAAATTAAAAATCTAATTTTTGGATTTTATTTTCAAGTAGGTGTTAATATTATTGGATTACCTATATATATAGTGCATGATATAACCAATCACTGCATTCATGAAAATTGCACATATTATGAATATGAATTTTATTATTAAAAAAAACAAATTATGCAAATAAACTTATTAAAAATCAAAAAAATCATACCTTATATAGGATGGATTTTACTTTTTTTATTATTGTTTTTTCGTGGTTGTTCCAGTTCAACACCACAACTCGCAACTGTAAAAACAAAAGAAATTACTAAAATATTGCCAGCCGATACAATTATCAAACACGAAATTGTAAACTTGGAAAAGATAGTAAAAGACCGCACAAACGAAAAAAAACTTTCAAAGGACATTCTCGAAATGTACGATAGAATAGAAGCGTATCAAAATGAAGTTGATGAATTGCATGATTATTATAAGTTCGCCGATTCCGTACAAAAAGATAGTATTTTCAAATTATTAACCGAAATAAAAAACTTTGAATCTAATTTTGAAGATGAAAATTTGAAGTTAAAATTAAAAGGAATAATAGCAAAAAATGAAGTAAAAGAAATTACGCCAACATATACAATAAAAGCGAAAACTATTCAAGTACCACAACTTAAATTTAGATTATTAGCTGGAGGTGGTTTAGGAAACTCGTTAACTTTTGACAAACCTTTATTTTATGGAAATTTAGGATTCCAAAACGCAAAAGGTAATGTTTTAAATTTCTCGTTTGATTCGGAGCAAAGAATTTTGGTGGGTTATTATAAAAGTATTTTCAAAGTAAGTAAGTAGATTGTTTTCATGTATTTTTGTTAGTTTGAACGCATCTGAAAGGGTGCGTTTTTTTATACCATAAAGCGAATAAAAACGTTTCAAAAATAAAAAAAGTGTTAAAGTTTTTAAAAAAGTTATGAAAATGTTTTTTTATACAAAAATTATTTGTATATTTGCTTATAATTAATCAGAAAAATAAAATATTATCGTTCTGGAAAAGAATCGTAGCAATTGAAGATAACGTTATCAGGCTTGCATAAGTGGCAAAAAAGCAAGCCTTAATTTTCGATTTTGCCAAAACATTACAGACACAAAAACAATTTTAAATTAAACCTGAACTTGCCATTTTTGCAAACCTGTGATAGCGGAGGTTGTGGGTTTTTAAAACAAAAACTAATGGAAAAAGAAACAATACAAGTAGTTGGAAAAGATTTGTTCCCACAAAGAATGCATTTAGAAAAAGAATTTGGAGAATTATTATACGACCAATTAATTTTTGTTTTAGAAAATATTGCAGTAGAAAATCCGAGTTTAAAATGCGGACATTTAGGAATTAGACTTGGTGTTTATTTAGATTCAAATAACGATGGAACACGAAAGTTTGAATTAGATTCTGAAAAAGCAGAAAAGTTTTGGGATTTATTTGCTAATGGGTTTTACAAAAAATTCAGAGAATATAGTTTAAGACAACAGAAATTAGGAACAGATGTTTTGTTTCAATTAAACGAGGGAAGTTTATCTATGCTTGAGTTTGAAAAGCGATTGTAACAATCTCACATAACGGTTGGTGCTATGAGAAGTAGCGGATTAATAAAAACTAAACTTTAAATTTATGACTGATTTTAAAAATACACCTGAACTTTCAGAAAGCACCGAAACCGCTATTTCTTATAGCACGTGTTACCAGCAGTGTTTTTTGTCGGATAACTTGGAGTTAATGAAAACGATAGAAAGCAATACAATTGATTTGATTTACTGCGATATTCTTTATGGAACAGGTAGAAATTTCGGTGATTACCAAGACTTAAAACCGATTAGAAGTGAAATAGAAGCACATTATTTGCCACGATTAAAGGAAATGCACCGAGTATTAAAATCAACAGGTAGCATTTACTTGCAAATGGATTATAGAATAGTACATTGGATTAGGTGTATAATGGATGATATATTTGGTTATGAAAATTTTAGAAATGAAATAATAGTTGTTAATAAAAGAGGTGGCAATGGCAAAGAGTTTATGAAAAGACACGATAATATTCTTTTTTACTCCAAAACTAATAAGTACACTTTTAACAAGATACGGGGCGAAAGATATAATATTAAAAATCAGGCGGGGAAATGGGCAGTAAAGTTAAATCAATACACGGGTGATTTGCCATACCCTGCTGATTTGATTAAAGAAATAGAAATATTAATGGGGAATAGTAATGCTAAAATACATAAAGAAGGTGGTTTTATAACTGATGTTTGGGTATCTGATAACTCTTGTTATAGAACAAGGATTTATGATACTGAAAAACCAAAATCACTTATTGAGAAAGTAATAAAAGCAAGTTCAAACGAAGGAGATACAGTTGCAGATTATTATTTAGGTAGTGGCACAACCGCCGTTGTTTGTAAAGAACTAAACCGAAATTTTATAGGTTGCGACATTAACCCAAAGGCTATTGAAATAACAAACGCTCGTTTAGATGCACTTTCGTAGCCTTGCACATAACGTTATCTCGCTTGGCGAGGTTTGGGGTTGAAACCCTATAATTTCTAATTTAAAACAAAATATGATAAACAACGATATAAACGAAAATCCCAAATCTTGCCAAACGAGTGTTATGGTTAGTGCGGTTGATAACCTTAAACTACTTTTATCGCAACCCGATGAAAGTGTAGATTTGATTTACTGTGATATTCTTTATGGAACTGGAAAGGATTTTATGGACTATAAAGACCTATATCCAATGCGTGAAATAATAGAAGAACATTATTTGCCAAGAATAAAAGAAATGCACCGAGTATTGAAAAGTACAGGAAGTATTTATTTGCAAATGGATTATAGAATTATACATTGGGTCCGCTGTATGATGGATGATATTTTTGGATATGGTAATTTTAGAAATGAAATTATTTGGTGCTATACATCGCCAAGCGGTGCAAAAAATAACTTTCCAAAAAAACATGACAATATTGTTTTTTATTCAAAATCTAAAAACTACACTTTTAATTCAGATAGTGTTTTAGTTCCTTATAAAAAAAGTAATTCATCAAGTGGAAAAACATCTTTAATTGGACACAATACAGATAATAGAAAAGGGAAAATACCTGAAAGTTGGTGGTGCGATATTGCTGATTTAGGCAAAATACACAATCAAAGCGTAGGTTATAAAACTCAAAAACCTTTAAAATTACTTGAACGAATAATAAAAGCAAGTTCAAACGAAGGAGATACAGTTGCAGATTATTATTTAGGTAGTGGCACAACCGCAGTAGTTTGTAAAGAACTAAACAGAAATTTTATAGGTTGCGACATTAACCCAAAGGCTATTGAAATAACAAACGCTCGTTTAGATGCAGTTTCGTAGCATTAACCATAACGTTTCGTGGCTTGGCGATGTTGCCGAACCGTGAACGTGAATTGAAAATATAAATATGATTTAATTGCGGATTTTCCGCTGAAAAACTAAACGGCAATATTGCCAAACCACTGTTATAGGCTGTTTTTTTCTATAACGAAAAAACAAACAAAATGGAATCAATTAATTTATTACCACAAGAACAAAACACAATCTTATTTTTACAAGTAGATAAATCAAATCAAGAAATTCTAAAACTATGTGAAAATGGAGATATTTTCGTAAAAGGTAGATTAGCAGAAAATGACAAAGAAGTTGTTGATGCTTTACGAGAATTTCTTAAAGGGCAGGGTTTCCTAAAATAGCCTATAACGTTTTGCGGCTTGCCGAAGTGCCGCATAGCAGAAACTTCGGATTTGAGCAGGAACTTTCTTGCGGCATTTTGGCAAACCGCTGTTATGCGTATGTGCCGACTTGTTTAGCAGAATGTTCATTTGGAAACGGAATAGAAATTTTTAATTAAACCATAACGAAATGACAAAAGATTGGACGGGAAACAAAAAAAGCGTATTCACTTCGCTGGGAGCAAGTAGCCACGCTATTGAAGAACGTGAAAAACACGATTATTACGCAACAGAACCAAAGGCATTAGAATTGCTATTGGAATTAGAAACCTTTTCAAACAATGTTTGGGAGTGTGCTTGCGGTGGTGGGCATTTATCGGAAGTGCTTTTAAATGCAGGATATAATGTAAGAAGCACGGATTTAATAGACAGGAACTATGCAGGAGAATTAGTTGACTTTTTAGCAATAGATAATATTCAAATGTGGGATGGAGATGTTATTACAAACCCACCTTACAAGTATGCAGAGCAATTTGTTGAAAAAGCACTTTCAATAATACCAAGAGGAAAAAAAGTTGCAATGTTTATGGGCATTCAGTTTGTGGAAGGTAAAAAGCGTAGGGAATTTTTGAAAAGGTTTCCCATAAAAACCGTATATGTTAGCAGTAGCCGTTTGAATTGTGCAAAGAATGGAGATTTTGAAAAATACAATAGCAATTCAGCGAGGTGTTACGCTTGGTATATTTGGGAAAAAGGCTTCAATGGAACGACAGAACTCAAATGGTTTAATTAAAAATTTCAAACGAGAATGTCAATCGAAGAACGTCAGCAAGGCATTACGCATAACTTATCGCTAATACTCATAAATGTAGGACAAAAATGAGCAAACTAACACATATTCAAAGATTTAGATTTACGCAAAATGATATGTTATTGTTTAATGAATTAAAGAAAAACAGAGTAAATATAAGCTCATTTGTCCGCCAAGCAATAAGGGAAAAAATAGAACGTGAATTGCCAAAAATAATTGAGTCAGAAAACAAACGTAAAGATAAAATAAATTGTCCATTTTAAAACCAACCATGCAACAAACGCAAAACATAGAAATTGATTGGGTACGACTTAAGATACACTTACTTATGACTTCATCTGATGTAAGAAACATGGATGCAACAGAGTTCGGTGCCTATATGTTCCTACTGTTAAACAGTTTCTACAATAAAAAACGTGGATTTTTGAAAAACGATGATAAATACTTGATGAAAACTGCTAAGTTAACACCTAAGCAATGGAGTAAGTCAAAAGAACTCATATTGTCAAAGTTCAACTTAGATGCAGATGGTGACTTATATAATGAACGTTGGTTATCGGAGATACGTGATGCAGAACAGTCTATACTTTCAAACAAAAACAGAACAGCAGTAGCAAGACAAGCAAGAACGGGTAAATCAGACACTATTCCGGCAAATACAACTAAACACACAGACACACAGATAATAACGTCAGGATGGCGTTCTATCGAGCAGTACATTGCATACAGAGAACATGAGTTCAGCAATATGGATGAAAACTTCCGTAATGCCTTAAATGAGAAGATTGGAATAACACGACCTTACTGTTGGGCGAACAGAAAGTTTCCGCAAGGGTACTTTGATTTAGTGGAGTGTATTATCAAAGTACGTGAAGATGTGGAGTGGCGTACTACCATTATGCGTAACCACAACATGAGCAAGGAAATGTTGCTTAGTAATGTGTACGAGTTTGTTAAGCAGATAAAAGACTCTACGGTGTATAAGACGTATGACGGTTACGATGGTGCGGATGGTAAGGATAGTTTTATACATCACTTTACGTCATGGTTGAATAAGAAAAATAAGTAAACATGGAAACATTAGAATTAGTCAATATACTATATCCAGAGCATGATAGAACATCTTGTAGTGATGATGATATAAGTAATGGTTTTAGTTTTGAGTATGATACATGGAACGATAAAACCGAAAATATTTCAGGTAGATACTTGCCACGTTGTAGTAGATGTGCATTATTGGAAATAAGTAATGGCTCTATACCTTTAAATGAAAATAACAAACGTATTGTAAGCAAATACTTTAATTAAGATGCAAGAAATCAAACGAAATACAAGGTTTACACGTAACAAAACGGAAGATATGGAAAAGGGTAGGATAAAGACACAAATTATAAGTGATTTATCTTTTTCTCGTGTGCCGCCACAAGCCCGCGAGCTTGAAGAAGCCGTATTAGGCAGTATTCTTATTGAACGTGATGCAATGGGTGAGATTGCAGATATTTTAAAGCCAGATGCATTTTATGTACTGGCACACAAAACCATTTTTGAATTCTGTTTGGAACTTTTTAAATCATCAAAGCCAATTGATATGCTTAGTGTTATGGAAGCATTAAGAGCCGAATCAAAACTGGAAGAAATTGGTGGCGCTTACTACTTGTCGGAGCTTACAAACAAAGTCGGATCATCTGCTAATATCGAATATCATTCCAGGATTATCATTCAAAAATACCTACAACGTGAAGTTATCCGGATATGCAATGATTCGATAACGGATGGGTATGAAGATACAACAGATGTTTTTGACCTTATCGACAATTTACTTATTCAGGTAAACTCACTAAACGATAATTCAGCAGATAAAGGATTTATGCATATTGGTGACAAGGCAATGGACACTATGGCAGAACTTGAAACCATTAAAAAAAGCGAAAACAAATTTATAGGTGTACCATGTGGAATAAAGAAAATTGACAATTATTTCTATGGTTTTAGAAATTCAGATTTAATTATTGTAGGTGCTCGCCCATCAATGGGAAAAACAGCACTTGGATTAAGTATCTGCTACGGTGCTGCTGAACTTGGAATACCAGTTGCATTTGCATCCTTAGAAATGTCAACCGATGCCGTCAGAAAAAGATTGGTAGCAATTGATACCGATATTAACCTTGAATCAATAAACAATGCCACCTATACGGATATTGAAGGTGACATAATACTTCAGTCATTAAAAAAGTATGAAAGCCGAAAATCCAATATTTACATTGATGATAAGGCACAAATGACAATATCTCAGTTGCGATCAAAGGTTGGTAAGTTGGTTAGAAACAAAGGCGTTAAATTATTGGTGGTAGATTATCTGCAACTTATGCGAAGTGGTGAAAAAGGCTTAATCCGTGAGCAAGAAATCGGTGCAATTTCCAGAGGATTGAAAGCCATAGCCAAAGATTTAAATATTCCGGTAATAGCATTAGCGCAGTTAAGCAGAGGATTAGAAAATCGTGGCGGTGATAAAAAACCAATGCTTTCAGATTTGCGTGAATCGGGTTCTATTGAGCAAGATGCAGATGTGGTGATGTTTCCACACAGACCAGAGTATTATGGAATGACTGAAAATAATGAAGGCGGTTCAATGCGTGGTGTTGCTGAATTGATAATTGCAAAATTCAGAAATGGAAAGACAGGTAATATTCCTGATTTGGCATTTTTATCATGGTGTGCAAAGTTTGCGGATGAATATCCACACTGGAGAAATGATTTGATGTCCGAAATGGCTGAAGAAGAAAAACCGAAAAAAGAGATAACATTCGATATTTATTAATTGGTGCTAACGTATCGGTGCTATACGATGTGGCAGATTTTCATCAGAAAGCCCAATACGAAGCACAAAAGTTGAATTTAAAATAAATGTTTAATCGAAGGACGTTCAGCCGCCATATTGTATAGCACTTGTTAGCGGCTGCCCTTCTTCACAAATCAAAATAAAAATGAGAAGTTATAAAAAAGAATTAGAGGAAATAGCAAATGATTTATTAAATCAAAATGCTGATGCAAAAGGAAATGAGAATAAGCCTAATTATTCCAAACGTGATTTTATGAACGCTACAATAATTTTTCAAACAGCATTAATGGACAAAATGTATGATAACCAAGAGTATGACGGAATGAGTATTGAAGACCGTATGAAAATGGCAGAAAGTTGTGGGTTGTCGTTACGAAAATTGATACACACCTATACTGGATTGGATACTCATAAGATTGAGGAGTTTCTTTAGGGTTGCCGCTAACGGTTTAGGCTATGAGCAGTTGCCTTGTAAATACTGTTCAATTAACCACAAATGTTGATAGGCAATTGCTTATAGCATTTGTTATAACTCGTTTTTATTATGGCGAAAATAGTGATTGAAGGAAAAGAACATACTTGCTCTGAAATTGTGAAGCAAGAAATTGAATGGCAAGATGTAAGAATTGCAACGGCTATTAAATTAGCAAAAATGATTGAGGATAAACAAGATGAAATAGACGAATTTACAAGGTCAAAACAATCTGAAATTAATGATTTGATTAATCAGTTAAAGGCTCTGTAAAATGAGTTATAACGTCCAAATATTGCCGATGGTGGGGGTTTCAAGGCACTACTGCTCCACTATTGCACAAAAGTTAAATAGTAGTACCATTGCTCAATTGTGGCACGTCTGCCCCACTATTGGCAATATATTGTTGGCAGCAGTTAATTTCGCATTATGACAAAAGAACAATTAATAAAAATCGCACAGGTAGCATTTCCTGAAAGAGTAAAGCAATTTATCAACTTTGAAAATGCCGAAATACATTCAATGTCTGGCGTTCATAGACTTTATGACAAAGACACACCATTTATGTTAATGCTTCCAAAAGAGTGCTACTTATCTATTTTCATTGGAGAAGATAATTTTGTCCAAATACAGGTCGAGCATAAGGCATTTAATCATTATGCAGCCATAAAGGAAATGGAACGGTTGGGGCTGGTTTAATTGCCTGTAACGTTGAAGCATTGGCGAAGAAGGGGTTTTGGAATACGAATGTTCAACCCTTGCACAAAGTTTCAAGTTACCACAAATGTTAATGGGGCAAATAGCACAAAACCGCTGTTATAACCAGTAGCGGTTAATTAGTAGAAACTTAATTTAAAAACGATAAAATACATGGCAACAAAAATTTACATCAGCGGTAAAATTTCGGGCATCGAAAATGAAGCCCCCGAATTATTTTCTAAGGCTGAAAAAGAACTACAAGCAAAGGGCTTTGAAACAGTAAACCCAATGACATTAAACCACCAACACGATAAAAGCTGGCATAGCTACATGAAAGAAGATGTAAAAGCCCTTTGTGAATGTGATGAAATATTCATGCTTTCAAATTGGATTGATAGCAAGGGGGCGATTATAGAACATACTATTGCCATGTATTTAGGGCTAAAAGTTCGTTACGAAGCAGTATCGTAGCTATTGGTTATAACGTTTGCGGCTTTGCGATGGCAGGGCATTTATTAACTAAAAGTTCAAATTAAGATATGCAGTCAAATTTATTTACCGAAGCTGAAATAACAACGTCCATCCCTGCTATTGCAAAACCGTTTGTTAGCCGCAGTACATTTTATCATGGGGATTGCCTTGTGGAAATGGATAAGATTGCTGATAAAAGTATTGATATGATTTTATGTGATTTACCATACGGAACTACTGCTTGTAAATGGGATAGCGTTATACCATTTGAGCCACTTTGGAAGCAATACGAAAGGGTTGTAAAAGATAATGGTGCAATAGTTTTAACTGCAAGTAACCCATTTTCAGCTTCTTTAATATCAAGTAATTATAAATATTTTAGACACCAATGGATATGGGTGAAAAGTAAATGCGGAAATTTTCAACTTGCTAAAAAACAACCATTGAAATATACAGAAGATATTTTGGTATTTGGCAAAAAAAGCCCACAATATAATCCTATATGTGAGCAAGCACATGAAGCAACTCTAAACAGGCGTAAATATAGATTTAATGGCGAAACGAGTGGAATAAACCACATGGCAAGCGGTAAATATTTTTTTAAATTAGAACACGGAGAAGATAAAATTTACCCTAAAAATATTTTATTTATAGATAGCAATAGGAATAATATTCATCCAACCGAAAAGCCTGTTGAACTTATGGAATACCTAATTAAAACCTATACGAATGAAGGCGAAACAGTTTTAGATAATTGTATGGGTTCGGGAACAACTGGTGTCGCTTGTAAGAAAACAGGTAGGCACTTTATAGGAATAGAGAAAGACGAAAAGTATTTTGAAATTGCCGTTAGCAGGGTGTCTGCGTATTGCGGCTAACGTTTTGCAGCTTGGCGAAGTAGCCACTTGCACAAATTTAATTATTAACCGAGAAGTATCTGTGGCTATTTTGCCAAACTGCTGTTAGGTGCAGTGCTTCCCACAATTTTAAACAAAATGAACAAAATATTGATATGTGTATTATTGCAAATCGTTCTTTTTATTCCATTCTATTTGATTTGGAGGAATGATTGCAAAACAATTGGTAAGGATAACTTAGCAGTCAGTTTACAAGAACGATTTTTGTACTGGCTTATATTTTGTCCAATTTGGTTGGCAGGTGTCTTGGATTAGCATTGCACCTAACGTTTTCGGGCTTGGCGAAGTGGCTGAACCCGAAGCTAAATAGAATTACAAAACTTAAAAATTAAGAACGAATGATTGATAGAATTAATGAACAGCCATTTTGCCAAACCCGTGTTATGTGCAGGGCGGTTGATAACCTTGAACTCCTTTTGTCGCAACCTGATGAAAGTGTAGATTTAATTTACTGCGATATTCTTTATGGCACAGGTAGAAATTTCGGAGATTACCAAGACTTAAAACCTATTAGAAGTGAAATTGAAACACATTATTTGCCACGATTAAAAGAGATGCATCGAGTATTAAAAGCAAATGGAACTATTTACTTGCAAATGGATACAAGGATTAATCATTGGATGCGTTGCATTATGGATGATATTTTTAATTACAGTAATTTTAGAACTGAAATAGTTTGGTTTTACAATTCGCAAGGAAAATCAGATAAAGAATGGAATAGAAAGCACGATGTAATTTTGCATTATACCAAAAGCAAACAATGGACTTTTAATGCAAAAGATGTAATGGATAGTATTACTGATTTAACGTACAAAAGGTTTAAAAGCGAAATAGACAAAAAAGGATATTACACTTGTTTCAAAAACGGTAAAGAGTATAAATACTATTTAGAAAATGGAAGTTTGCCGAAAGATTGGTTTGAAGATGTTACATACATAAGCCGTGATAATAAAGAATTGACTGGCTATGCAACTCAAAAACCAAAGGCATTAATTGAAAGACTTATAAAAGCAAGTTCAAATGAAGGAGATACTATCGCTGATTACTATTTGGGTTCAGGAACGACTGCTGTTGTTTGTAAAGAACTAAACAGAAATTTTATAGGTTGCGACATTAATCCAAAGGCTATTGAAATCACAAATGCTCGTTTAGATGCAGTTTCGTAGCCTTGCACATAACTACCGGCTAACCGAAACAAAACCAAAGCAAAATGCACACAATATCAATTAAATATAATTTGATTTGGAGATTTAAGACATCGCATCACTATCAAATGACACGGTGTAAAAAGGTAGTGAACACAAAAACAAGTAGAGTATTAAAATCTACATTAAACGGTGGAAGTATAGGTTGGTGGATTGGAGATAAATTTGTCGTAAAATCAAAGGTAAATGAATTTGTCGAACTAATACCAACACAGCGTCCACCGATTTTTGGACTTTACAATAACAATTAATCAATAATTTTTAAACAATAAACAATGGCAAAGAAAACAATTACAGCAGAACAAAAGGCTACATTAGTACTGGAGCATATCCGATTAATGACACATTTCAAACTATCAGTATTAGAGGCGCAATGTAGCATCCCACAAGGTCACTTATCTAAACAGTTATCCGGTAAAGACTTTATGCGGTCATGGCATTACGATAAACTTTATGCGTATTTAGTACAAACTTCATTCAAAGGCTAATTTATTTTACCAAAAGTTTGGTAATTGAATTTAAGTTATTAACTTCGCACTATCATTAACAATTAAAACAAAACACATGAACAAATCACAAACAGAACGAGCGATTGAAGTCGCAGTAAACCAATTTATCGGTTCGCTATCTGCTATTAGCGGTGGCAATAAACTTTCTTTCGATATGACAATAAGAGGTTTTAGCCTTGTGAAAATTGCAGAAATAGTTGAAGGTAATGAATTGCTAGAACTTTGTGTAAGTAGACACGAAGGAGTAAGTGGTGACAAGACAAACCACTATTCAATTATTGATTTTGGAAATGGTAATTGCATTTCGTTAGACACATTAAACGAATCAAACAATGGATAACCTCGAAATAACAATTAACACCACAAACTATTTCATTCAATACGAAATAGACCATCACGGCTTACAAATATCCTATATGGATGAATGTATTGGTGACGGAGAAACTAGAGAAATTAAGCCAACCGAAGCGATTTTTG